AACACGATAACTCCGGCGGTTCCCATGCCCCAGAACACGATAACTCCGGCGGCCCAGCGCCGCGAAACCCAGCAGCTGCCGCTGGGTGCTGTTCCCGGCGTCGAAATACGCGATTTGCCTTTGCAGACGCGCGTGCAGCCCATCGGCGAGGTCAATGCGGAAACCCGCAGCGCCGAGATGACGTGGACCACCGGGGCTGCGGTGCAGCGATACGACTGGTGGAACGAGCGGGGCTATCTCGAGGAACTCAGCCTCGATCCCGCACATGTCCGAATGGACCGCTTGCTTTCCGGTCGTGCGCCAATGCTGAACACTCATTCACGCTGGCGCCTAAACGATGTTCTGGGCGTTGTCGACGTCGCTGCGCTTGAGCCGGAGCCCACTTGCACGGTTCGCTTCAGCAAGCGGGAGGACGTCGAGCCCATCTATCAGGACGTCCTCGACCGCATCATCGCCAACGTTTCCGTCGGGTACGCCGTCTACCAGTATGAGCGGATCCCCCCGACGAAAGAGGGCGAGATGTGGCGATATCGCGCCATTGACTGGGAGCCGTTCGAGGTGTCCCTCGTTCCCGTGGGAGCTGAAGTCAATAGCGCGGTGCGCGCTGCGGATGGTGCGGATTCCGCACCCGAGCAGCAACTGCGCACATATCCCTGCCAGTTTATCGATGTAGTCCGTTCAACGCCGGCAGCCGCTGGCAATTCAACCCAAGAGGAAAGAGCAATGCCTCCCGAAGACAACACGCAGCAACCGGCGGCCAACACCGGCGCCGCAACCCAGCAGAACGCGGACGCCCAACAGCGGGCCCTCGAGCAAGCCCGAGTGGAGGGCGGCCGCGCCGAGGCGGAACGGCAGACCGGCATCCGGGAGGCTGTCCGCATGGGCGGCCTCGAGCCTGCCTTCGCGGACGAGCTGATCGGCCGCGAAGGTATGACCGCCCAAGACGCCGGCCTGGCTGTTCTGCGCGAAATCGCCAAACGCGGCGAAGCCAGTTCGACCCGCTCGGCGGCGGACATCCAGACCATCCTGGACGAAACCGATCGTCGCCGGGAAGCGATCGGCGATGCCATCGTCCTGCGGGCCAATCCCCGGGCCGTGACGGACGCACCGCGCCTGGCGGCGGCGCGGCAGTACCGAGGCATGACTCTGATCGACATGGCACGCGAGGCGATCGAGCTCGCGGGCGGTCGCGCCCGGGGTCTCAGCCGGCGTGAGATTGCCACCGCCTCGCTCAACCTGGATTCCGATCTGAGGGTGCGGGCCGGCATGCAAAGCACGTCGGATTTCCCGAACATCTTGGCCAACACCGTGCGCCGGACGCTGCGCCAGGCCTACCAGCTGCAGCCGCGGACCTTCGTGCCGTGGACGCGGATGGCGACCGCCCCCGATTTCAAGGAGGTTGCGCGCACGCAGTTGTCCGAGTCGACCGTGTTCCAAAAGGTGAAAGAGGGCGGTGAGTACAAGGCGATCACCTTCGGCGATTCGGCTGAGAAATACGCGCTGGGCAAGTACGGCGGCATCGTCACGTTGACCTGGGAAACGCTGGTCAACGATGACCTCGGCGCGTTCGATCGCATTCCGTTCGCTCTGGCGGCGGAGGCGGCTGCGCTCGAGGGCGATCTGGTGTACGGCATTCTGACCAGCAATCCCGCCATGGCCGATGGAACGGCGCTCTTCCACGCCAATCACGGCAACCTGGCCGCCTCCGGTTCCGCCATCAGCGATACCGCGCTGACGGCCGGCCGCAGTGCCATGCGCAAGCAAACCGGGATGAAGGGGCGGGTCTTGAACCTGACTCCCAGTTATCTCGTCGTGGGCCCGGACAAGGAAGGGGAGGCCAACAAATATACGTCGACGCAATTCGTGGCGGCGAAGTCGGTGGACATCAACCCCGCCTACAACACCTCGTTGGAGGTCGTCGTCGATCCTCGGATCCCCGGCAATGCCTGGCACCTGATTGCGGAGCCGGCGATGGTCGACACGATCGAATATTCCTATCTCGAAGGCGAGGACGGTCTCTACACGGAGCAGCGGACCGGATTCGAGGTCGATGGCGTACAGGTCAAGGCCCGCCACGTGTTCGCTGCCAAGGCGATCGACTGGCGCGGCCTTTACAAGAACGGCGGCGCCTGACCCTGATTCTGAACCCCGGCGCCGGCAACTCGGCCGGCGCCTTCAATCAAAGGAAATTTCATGCAGAACTTCGTGCAATCGGGCCGGACGCTCACGCTGCCGGCGCCCTACGATGTCGCCTCCGGCGGCGCCGTTCTGGTGGGCAAGATTTTCGGTATCGCGGTGACCGACGTGGCGAGCGGCGCGCAAGGCGAGTTCGATACCGAAGGCGTTTTCACCCTGCCGGTTCTCGGTACCGACACCGCGGCCGTAGGCGCAGTCGCGTACTGGGACGCCACCAACAAGCGTCTCACGACCACGGCGACCGACAACACGCGGGTAGGCGTCTTCGTCGCCGCGAAGGCCTACGCCGTGGCGGTGGGGCAGATCAAGGTCGACGCGGTCATCGCGTAATGGGCTGGGATCCGTCCGTCTTCAAGGATGAGTTCGTCGCGGCGGGCATTTGGGTGCCTGCCGTGGTGACGATCGGCTCGGTTGTGCACGATCCGGTCTATGTCGGCTACACGGAGCCGCGCGAGCTGATCCTGGGGGGCGCCGTCATGGCGGCCGGCTACTCGATCGAGTTCGAGGCGGGTGACCTGCCCGGCCTCGCGCTGCACGACCAGGTCGTGGTGGCGGGGAAGATATTCCGGCTGAGCCAACCTCCTCGGGCGCGGGGCGAGGGGTTCTTCTCGGTCGCGGAGCTGGAACTGGTGGCATGAGCACCGTCACAGAGGAAATTTATCAGGCATGCGTGAGTCGATGGCAGGCGCTCGCGCTGCCCGGTGGCGCGCGGGTGTTCGATCGAACGCGGGTCGCGGCTTTCCTGCGCGACAACATGCCGTGCGTGCGGGTCCGGGAAGGTGCGGACCTGCGCGTGGGGCCGCAGAGCGACGACGTGGACGAGCGGGAGCTCACGCTCATGGCGGAGGTGTTCCTCCACGGCGAGACGCAGGACGCGCTGGCGGATCCGATTCGTCAGGCGCTTGCGCGTGCGTTGTGGGAGGAGCCGATGCTCGGAGGCCTGTGTCACTGGATCTCCACCGCGGACCGGCCGGCACCGCTCAGCGCGGAAGCGGATGGATTGCAGCAGCAAATCGTGCAGCACTTCCGGGTGCGCTATCTCGTCAAGGATTCCGACCTTTCCAGGCCGGATTAACTACAAGGAATTATCATGCGTCAAAAGGCACAGTGGAGTTTCGGCGCCGGGTCGCTCTATTACAGAAAGGCCGGTGTGACGCCTATCAGGGTGGCAACGTTGCAGGGCGTGGACATCGACATCTCGTTCTCCACGAAAGACCTGGTGGGCGAACGGACGTTCGCCGAGGCGACCGCCAGGGCGGCGGCAACGATTACCGGGAAGGTGGCGAGCGGTCGCTTCGACGGCAGGGCGGTCGGGCAACTGTTCTTCAACGAAGAGCCGACGGAGGGCCGTATCGAACTGGTGTCCGAGAAGCGGCTGGCGGTACCGGCGACGACGCCATTTACGGTGAACGTCATCGGGGTCGGAGAGACGTTCGACAGTGATCTCGGCGTGGTGGACGGCGCGACCGGGGGTTTCTTCGATCGGGTGGACGATGCTGGGGACCTGGTGCCTGGCAAGTACTTGGTGTCGGGCGGCACGTACACCTTCGACGAGGACGATGCCGGAAAGACGGTGCTCGTCAGTTTCATGCGGGGCGTCTCCGGCGGCTCGACCACCCTCATCACCAACCAGATGATGGACATCGCGCCGACGTTCGAACTGGTCAGTGCCGACAGCAAGGGGATGATGATCCAGCTCTACGCCTGCACGTTCAGCAAACTGACCCTGCAGCGCAAGAACGACGATTTCCTCATCCCGAACATGGAGTTCGGCGCGTATGCCGACGACATCCGAGGTGTCGGCCGCCTGTCAGGAGTGGTGTGACATGCGAATCGTCATTCAGTACGAAGGCAAGTCGGTCGAGCTGGAATCGATTGCCACGCCATTGCCCGGGCCCGAGCACATACTGGGAGACGTAAGGCTGGCGATCCCGGCGGCCTTGTACGTCAACATCCTCGCCTACAACGAGCAAGTCGAGGCCTTGAGTGCGGGATCGCTGGCCGCCTCGGCGTTCGGGCGGGCTCGGATCCAGCTCATCTACCGCACGCTGCTGCGCAACTGGCCTGAGCTGCCGGAGGGCTGGGTGCGCGCGCACCTGGACATCGAGAACATCGACACGCTACAGGCCGCGGTCCAGCGGCAAGGGGTATCGCCGGGGGAGGGGGCGGCGGAGAGCGCCTGACCCGAGGGCGCTACCACGAGCTCGTGGCGTATCTCTGCATGTCGTTCGGCTGGTCCTGGGAGTTTGTCGAGGGG